CATCGTGGCCCGGATGCGGCGGTGTTGTTCAGCATCTATGAGCGGTTCTATGAGAACGTGCCAGTGGAATTTAGAGGGGTTCCGCTCAAGCCGAAGCGGTCGGGATCGCGGGGTAATCGCATGCAATTTCACAGCATTGACTCGTCCTTAGACGTGTCCAGCGCCTCGACGCCGGAAGCCGGACGTGGTGGCGATTCCCAAATGATTCATCTCTCGGAGGTTGCTTTTTACCCAGACCCTGAGTTTTATTTGGCCGCGTTATTGCCACAAATCCCGTTGACGGGTAATGGCAAATTGGTCCTCGAATCGACAGCAGACGGGCCTGCGGGGTTCTTCTATGACATTTGGAAGGAAGCCACAACAGCGGATAGTCCTAATGGGTATGAGCCGTTATTCTTTCCTTGGTTTCTCGATGACGAATTTAAGTTAGATTACGCCATTGATCTTGAGGAGTATGATGAGGAGGAACAAATGTTGGCTGAGCGGTTTGGTGTCAATGGTTATCAAATTGCTTGGCTTCGTGATGTGCAAGAAACCATTTGTTTCGGCAATGAGAGAATGCGGCGACGGGAATACCCCTCAACACCCGAAGATGCCTTTTGTTCTGTTGAGCATGAATTATGGTCATTCCAGCTTATCCAAGAGGTTTTCATTAAGCGGCAAGTCGAGTGGGAGGGATACATCGGGGACGGCGGATTGCGGCGGGCAAGGAATGGGCCGCTCAAGGTCTGGGAGTCGCCGAAGGAAAGGGAAACCTATGTTATTGGGGCTGACCCCGCCGGTGGTTTCGAGGATGGGGACTGGTCGGTGGCCTGTGTCTTCAAGGTCTATAAGAAGGGCGGACACTTCCCCGTACAGGTCGCGTCGTTGGCGGTTAAGGAGGATCCTGTTACATTTGCTAAAACGCTGTCGCTGTTGGGTCACTACTATAACCGCGCGCTGCTCGCGGTCGAAGTCACGGGCATCGGTCGAGGCTGCCAGAGCGCCCTTCAAAAGACGTACTTCTATCCCTACCTGCATCGATGGGTGCCGTGGGATCGATTCAAGTCAGGCAGTGATACGTGGGGATGGGAGACCACCTGGAAGTCAAAGCAGGTCATGATCGGTCTGACCGATTGGGTGCTTCGCAATGGGCATATTGTTCTGCACGATCCTGAGTTGATCGAGGAGTTAACCTTTTTCCGCCAGATCGAACCGGATGTATACGAAGGGGCTAGGGGCGATGATCGCGTCATGGCCATGATGATTGCCATCTGTTCCTGGTTTCAACACCTATATCCGGGTATTGGTTTAGCAGAGCTACGTGCTACACTAGCGCGCATTCATGGGGGCGCGTCCGCCCGTAAGCAGCGGGGTTCTGAACAGCCTGACGAAGTGCCGCTTGCTGCGTTAGGGACACGGTGGGGCGAGGCGAATGCCCGGCGCTCCCGGTCTGAACACTTAGAAAGCGTAGAAGGTTGGCAATGAGTACAGCAAATTGGGTCACTACAACCATAACAAATGGAACTTCCTTATCCCCGGCGATTGATCTTGCCGACTACGGCTATCGTCCTATCGCTATCGTGATGCCGGCGGCCTGGACAGCGGCTAACCTGACTTTCCAAGGGTCTCACGACGGTTCAACCTTCAACAATCTGTACACGTCGGCGGGCGTGGAATATCTGGTAACGGCGGCGGCTTCTCAGTACATCATCCTGAACCCGGCTGACTTTCTCGGTGTTCAGGTTCTCAAGATACGATCGGGAACATCTGGCACCCCGGTTAATCAGGGTGCGGACCGTACTTTGTCTCTTGTGATAAAGCCCTACTGACATGCTTCGTAGAGATACAGCTACCGGAGTTATCCATCGGCCTGCGGTCACCTACCCGCTAGGGGGAGGTGCAAGAGGGCAGTTAATCCGGGGGCAAAATGATTGGGCCTCTTGGGTGCCGACCAATGCCACGGTAACGGCGAACGCGACAGCAAACCCGTTTGGTGTGAGTAATGCAGCGCAATTAACGGAAGATACCAACACGGCGGTGCATCAGGTTGCCAATAGCTCAACCTATACGTTTCAGGTGGTCAATGGAACGTGGTACTGTTTTACGGTGTGGGGCAAAGCGAACAGTCGCAGCAAGATCAGTTTAACGCCGGCGGCGGCGGTGTTTGGTTCCACGGCCTGTCGGTCTTGGTATGACCTTTCGGGGGGTACGGTAGGCGGCGTACAGGCGGGAGCAATCGCTCGTATCCAGGCGGGAGCGAGTGGCTGGTATCTTTGTCAGTTGGCGTGTCGGGCGACGGCGACCGGAACCGCTTCTCTGGCGGTGGCACTTGGAAGTGCGGGAGGGTTCTTAGAAAGCTATCTGGGGGATGGTGCAAGTAATGCTTATGTTTATTTGGCACAATGCGGTACAGTGAATCCGAGTTTTCCTTTTTCGATATGAAACGCGCAAGACAGAAGATGGCAGAGCCGATGCCGTGGGAATGGCTGACCTGGGGCAAACAGGATTTTGGCCTTTTTCTTAACTACTATGACTTGAGCATTGACACGGCGTTAATGTTGCTGAGTGGAGCTAATTCGTGGTATGTGTCGGGGTATAACCCAGGGGATTACATTGAACGGGTCATCCCGACACGGCTGCCGTGGGAAGTGCAGCAGATTCTGGAAAACATACCGCTCCGTCTTTATATGACGCTTTATCGACGGGTGGGTTATGAGGGGATGGACAGCGGGGAAAAGGACTTCGCACTAGAGGCGGAACTGTCAAGGTTGATACTCAAGAGCGCCAAGATCATGACCGGCAACTATGCCGAACAAGAGGTGGCAGAGTGTGACAGCAGTTAGAAAAACCGTGTCCACGGGATCAACGTGGGCGAAAGTGGCTGTGTTGATTACAGCACTTGGCGTTGCCTTTAGCATCGTAACTACTTTACTGGCAAGGGATCGGGAAATCACGGAGAAACTGACATCGTTAACGGTGGAAGTCAGTGCGATAGGGAAGCAAATGACCCTTGTCTTCAACAAGCTCGACGCTTTCGAGCGCCGGATGGATAACGCGCACAGTGGAAAAGCCGGATACTGACGCGGTTCTTACCAAAGAACCTAAAGCGTATGATGAAGAAAAAGCGACCAAGCTCTGCAAGTGGGTTGTTGGACTTGCAGAGTATGCGGCTGTCCAGCGGAAAAAGCAGACGCGGGAGGAACACTGGAATAAGGATCAAGACTTCATCTTTGCGAGTCGGCAGTGGGGTGGTCCGATGCCATCCTACCGCCGGCCTATTACAGTCAACATTTGGCGAAGGGGTATTCATATCCTGCTGTCAGTGCTGACGGGTGGTCGGCCTATCCTCAAGGTTATTCCGCAGGGGATGAGCGACGCGAAGGCGCTGGAAATCTGGCAGCATGCGCTCTGGTCGGTGATTAAGACAGAGCGCGGTATTCAGAAGTGGACCGAGGCGCTCATCTGGGCACTCGCAGCAGATGGCGGTTGGCTGAAAGTCGGCTATGGATGCCGTGATGTTCTTCAAAAGCAACCTGATGTATTGATTGCTTCCATTCACCCTAACAAGATTATCCCTGACCCAGAATGTACCGACCCCGCGTTAAGCGAATGCAGTTACTTGATCTATCGAGACGTAATGGATATTGGCGCAGTTACTCGGCGCTATACGGAACAGGGCTGGAGGGTCAAACCGGATTCGACTTCGGTCAGGAGTGCGGGCGGGGCAGTGTCGGCGAAGGAACCGCTGACGATAGCGCCGGCGGGCGGATGGGTGGAAGGCCAGGGGACAAGTCGGGCCAGGTGTGAAGTCTTCGAGGTCTGGATTGATGACAGTACCTTAGAGTATGTCAAAGAAGAAACCCCGGTTGTAAAGCTGACAGAAGGCGGATTTTTGGATGTAGAGCAGCAGCGGATTGGGAAGTGGGTGCCTTCGTATCCCTTTGGTCGGGTGATTACCTGCACGCGGGACGTAGTGCTCCGAGACATTCCGAATCCGTTCGGTCCCTCTTTTGGGTGGGCGTTGCGGTGGCCGTTTGTGTTCGTGCCGGGGGCCGAAGCGCCGCATCAGCTTTGGCGGCCTGGGTTGTGTTCCGATCTTTCCGAGTTACAGCAAGCCGTCAATCGTGCCATGTCGCTGCTGTTGGAGAACAGCATCAAGGTTACCAATGCAATGGTAATCGGCGACGAACAGGCAATGGATCCTGAAGATTGGACAAACCTTTCGCTGGTGCCAGGCGTGAAGATCGTTAAGCGCATGGGTACGGATGTTAAGGTCGTTTTCCCGCAACCCTTGCCCCAACAGGCTTACCAGCTTCCTGATTACATGATTAAGAAGATGGAGGAAGTGATGGGGCTGCATGATCCTCCGATTACGCCAGGCCAGGCGGTGGCGGCGAAAACGGTTTCTTTCCTTCAACAGAAAGGTCATTTCCTGTTGGGTGAAATGGCCAAGCTTGCTGAGGATTCGTTAGAGCAATTGGGGCAACGGATTGTTGGGTTGCAGCGCACGAAATACATGCCGGGTCGGGTGATTCCACTTTTCGGCGGCGAACAGGTTCAGCAGCCGGCCACCTTGTTGTGGCCAGAGTTGCCCGAATCGATGGCCATCCGGGTCGAGGCTTCCAGCGGGTGGGCCGAAGTGATGGCGGGTGTAATGGCTAAAGCCGAGGAAGCGAAGGCGGCGGGGAAAAAGAAGTAAATGCAAGCGCCTGCCTTTGTCATCGATGACAGCCTCAGAGTGGCTATCCCCAAGCGGTTGGCGGATTACCCGACGCTACACGAGACTAGCCGAAATGTCTATGCCACGCGCGGGGCGATCACTACAAGGAAGGGTTGGCGCAAGCTCGTTGATACCACTGACTCAAACAATATTATCGGGCTGGTGGGGTTTGCGGGTTCCGATGGAACTTACTATGTGGTGCTGTCTTCAACAGCAACGCTGTACCGCGCAACCAGCGCTGACGGGTTCACGACATTAACCGATCTTAAGGGCGCTAATCCGAATTTCACGGCGGTTAGTACGAATTGCGGGGTGTTCGCGAACTATACAGCGCCGGGATTTCACGGCGGCGTTGTGTTCGTTAACGGCACGAATACCCCTGTGTATTGGCGAGTTGGTGATGCCAACTGGTCCGTGATTAGTGGGGCGAATGCGCCATCGAAGGCTCGGACCGTTGCCGCCTGTACCTTCGGCGTGGCGGGGAACCGGATTGTATACGGCCATACCACGGAAGGCGGGACGGTATACAACAGCCGGGTTCGCTGGTCAGCCCTGAATGATGTAACGACTTATTCAGCAACGGCTTATGCTGACCTACTGAGTACGCAAGACTTCATTGTGGCAATGCTTCCCTTCAAGGGGAACATTGCCATTTATAAGTCACATTCGGTTTGGTTGGGTATCCCTCAACCGGGCGATAACGCGGGAGCATTTGCCTTCCAAATGATCGACTACACCAAGCCGGGACCAGCCGGGCCGCATGCGGTCTGCGAGGGGCCTGACGGGGTGCATATCTATTTAGGATTGGATGGGAACCTCTACAGTTTTAACGGGA